AAAAAAGGAGAACCTATTGGAGGAGATCTATTTGAATTAAGCAAAAAATATCCAAACATGAGAATATCAAAAGCAGAGGTATTATCTGTTCTTGAGACAAACCCAGCGTATAAAACAAAAGTAAAAAATTATAGTTATCCTTTGAACGAAGCAGAAATTTTAAATGTCAATAAAACTTTTAGATTGTTTAATGATGATGTTCAAAGAATGTTAAATGATAAAATTCTTGATACTCCTGTTGGACAAAGACAACCCCTTAAAAATTTAATTACAAGTCTAAACGCGGATGCAAAAAATCTAACAGCTATCAATCAAAAGTTTTCAGCTTCACAAGTTCAACTTGATCAAGTGATTGATACAAAACAAAGACTAATAGATTTGTTACCTACTTTAAAAGATAACGAAAAATTAATTGTTAGAAATTTAATTTCTGATTATGACAAATACGAAGCTTTAGCAAGAAAAGGAATGGCTAAGACAAGCATGCCTAGACATAAATCTGTATTTAATGATGGTGGTTATGATTACAGAGAAAAAGTGGTTTACCTTGATGAGGCTATACCAGGAAACGAATCTGCTAAAAAAATATTTTCATCACATTTTAATGATCCTAATCCTATCGCACACATCAGATACAATACAAGAGGTGTAGATAATTATGGAGATACTTATTACATTGGTGAAATACAATCTGATACAGGACAATCTATTTCAAAAAAACTTATGAGATATGACGGTGACAAACCATTAGTCAGAAATAACCCTTTTAAAAATAAAATTATCAACTCAACATTAAAAAGAGAAATAAATGAAAAAATTGCTGAGATAAATAAATTAACTGATATAGCAAACGAAAGACCATTAGCTCCACCAGAATTCAAAAGACTCACTGAACTTCAAAAAGAAAAAAAGATTCTTGAATCTAATTTTCAGATAAGACCATCTCAAGTAACAGGTAACGAATATTATGGACAAAGTTTTTCACAAAAAGATGGAGCCTATGATTTCTATCCGATGATGAAAGAATCCACATGGACAAAACTCGCGTTGAAATCATTAATACAAGACGCGAGAAAAAATAATATAAGATACATAGCCATTGGTGGTGCGGATGATTACAATTTTAGTCAAAACTATAAAAAGAAAATAGAACAATATTATGGATTGAGTGGTAATAAACTAAAACCTAGCTATCAAAAAACAGGTGATGGTACGAGTAAATTTGATAATAAAGATGGTAAAGGAGTTGGTAAATATAGAAATTGGGAAACAGGAAAACTTCAAAGTAAAGCTGTTGTGCCAAAAGCCATGGAAGATATTGCAAAGGAATTAAACGCAAAAGTAGTTGTCAAAAAAGTCATGAAATCAGATATAAACAAACCTTACAAGATACAAGATTCAGACGGTAAAATCGTAGGAGCTTTTTCATCAAAAGCAGAAAGAGATAATTTTTTAAATATTGATAAAAATAATTTCTATGAGGGTGTAGATATTACTGATATAGATGACCCTAGAAATTATAATATAAATGTGGTATTAGATTTAGCAGGCTCAAATACTGGCCGAATGAAGGCATATAAACTTGGAGGATTGGTAGAAGTAAAACGTGAATACTTTGCACCATTATTTGGATGATAGATAAAGCAATAGCAACATTAGCAAAATCACCTGACCCATCTGCAAATTTTAAAAAAGATAAAGGTATAAATCTTAAAAAAGGCGGTATCGTTTGTCGTGGACAAGGTATGGCTAAAAATAAAAAAATAACAAAGATGTATTAATGTCAAGTGAAGATTTAGAAATTATAGATACGACCACTGGTAATAATCCAGAACAAGTAGATACAGTTTTAGATGAAGATGATAATGTAATAGCTGGTACACCACCAATCATTGCTCCTGAAGAACAATTTTATTCAAACCTTGCAGAAAATTTAGATGAATCTATTTTATCTCAAATAGGAAGTGAACTTGTCTCAAACTATGAAGATGATAAACGTTCGAGACAACAATGGGTAGATTCATATGTTAAGGGACTAGATCTTTTAGGATTCAAGTACGAATCACCAGCCCGTCCTTTCCTTGGGGCAGCAGGAGTAACTCACCCTCTTCTTGCGGAGTCAGCAACTCAATTCCAAGCGCAAGCAATCAAAGAGTTATTACCTGCAGGTGGACCTGTAAGAACTGAAGTTCTAGGAGCACAGACTGATGAAAAAATAAATCAGGCTAATCGTGTCAAGGACTACATGAATTACATGATTACATCAGTAATGAAAGAATACACTCCAGAGATGGATCAGATGTTATTCTTACTTCCTCTTACAGGTTCATCATTCAAGAAAGTTTATTACGACCCAGTCATTGGAAGAGCTTGTGCTAAATTTATTAAAGCTGAAGATTTAGTGGTTCCTTATAATGCAACTGATTTATCTGATGCACTTAGAATATCAATGGTTTCTACAGAGATATAGATTTACCAAGACCAAGTTATAAGTCAGATAAAGTTCAAGACAAAATGAATGAGATTGAAGGAGTTACTTCAACTGATAATAGACAAGCAAATGCATTATATAATTTAATAGAGGTACACACAAACCTTGATATACCAGGTTATGAAGATGAAGATGGTATCAAAGTTCCTTACGTTGTAACCATCGACGAAGATTCTAGAAAAGTGTTATCAATTTATAGAAATTTTGAAGAGAATGATCCATTAAGAAAAAGAAAAGATTTTTTTGTTCATTACAAATTTTTACCTGGTTTTGGTTTTTATGGTAATGGTTTGATTCATACAATTGGTGGTTTATCAAGAACTGCTACAACTGCTTTAAGACAATTACTTGATGCAGGGACATTATCAAATCTTCCTGCTGGTTTTAAATCAAGAGGTTTAAGAATAAGAGATGATTCAGAGCCTTTGCAGCCAGGTGAGTTCAGAGATGTAGATGCACCGGGTGGTAACATCAAAGATCAATTTCAGTTTTTACCATTCAAAGGACCAGATCCAACTCTTTATCAGCTTCTTCAATTCTGTGTAGATTCTGGAAGAAGATTTGCATCTATAGCTGATATGAAAATGGCAGACATGAATACACAAGCTCCTGTAGGAACTACTATGGCGGTCCTTGAACGAGGGTCAAAAGTCATGTCGGCGATTCACAAAAGATGCTACTACTCAATGGGTCAAGAATTTAAAATGTTGGCTGGAGTGATTTCAGAGTCATTGCCGATGGAATATCCATACGATGTTGTAGGAGCAAGTAGATTAATAAAACAATCTGATTTCGATGATAGAGTAGATATACTTCCAGTAGCGGATCCTGATATTTATTCAATGACACAACGAATTCAAATAGCACAAGCGTCTTTAACACTTGCACAATCTAATCCACAGATGCATGACATACATGAAGCTTACAAAAGAATGTATCAAGCACTTGGTGTAAAAAATATTTCAGGAATTTTAAAACCACCTCCAGGGCCACCTAGACCTTTAGATCCTGCAACGGAGAATACTGGAGCGTTACAAATGGTTATTCCAAAAGCATTTCCACAACAAGATCACAATGCACACATTGCAGCTCACATGTCATTCATGACATCAAGAATGGTGCAGATAAATCCACAAATTTATGGTCTATTACAAGGTCATTTGATGGAACATGTGTCATTACAGGTCAAACAAGAGGTACTAGCTATGTTTCAACAGAACCAAAGCATGGCACAGCTTCAACAAACTGATGAAGAAGCGTTTTCAATAGAGTTTGAAGCAGAAGTTGCACGAAGAATTGCTCAAAAAGTGCAAGAATTAGTAGCAATGGAACAACAATTCCAATCTCAACAGAATCAAGACCCACTTTTAGCACTAAAAACACGTGAATTAGACCTTAGAGCGATGGATATTCAACGAAAAGCACAGGAAGAAGCAGCAAAAATGGAGTTTGAAGCTAATAAATTCTCTGCGCAACAGACTTTAGGTGAGGACAAGTTGAATTTAAACGAAGAATTAGGTAAAAAGAGGTTAGAACTGCAAGAAGAAAAACTAAATCAGGAGAAAAAAGATGCCTAAAAGACAAACAATGCCAGATAGCCCTAGACGACGAGGGCGTGGAGGCCCACAAAGGAGAAAAAAGAAAAAAGGACCTGGATTCGAAAGAAAATTTCCAGGACCAGCTAGTCCATTTAACCCTGTAGAGGTTTATGAAGTAAAATCTGGTGGTATGGCAGGTAAAAAATCAGGACCACCACCAAAAAGTGGCCCAACACCTCACGGCATGAAGCG